TTACTCCTTCGAATGTTTACAATGCCTATGAAGAGGCTTGTTTGGAATATTCGTATCTTGTAAACACCCATCAGTCCAAGAATGTTCTTTCATCTCTCTTGGGAAACACAACAGGGTCTTTTGATCAAGATGGTGAGTTTTCTGAATACGAGCCAGGGCTTGACGAAAAGCCAAACTTAAAATATCCAAGGTTCCAACTCGGATATATTCGAAACGTTGGTGACAGCATCGGGACGCTGGCTGGAGTCGGCGGAAATCAAACAGTATATTCCGCTTCTTTTACAGCACAGGAGAATGTCCAGGACTATGACCTTCAGAAGATCATCTACACTGCTTCTCTTGATGCGGGCTCCCCATTCAATGACAAAGTAGGGAAAAAGGCAATAACAATTCAAAAAGTATATTATAAGACACCACAAGCAATGTGGAACTTTTATGGTGGATATGCTATTGGTGCTGTAGGTAACTTATCAACTTATGGTATGTATGCTGACGACAGCAACTTCCAGTTAGTGCCTTCCTGGCAAAACGTCCTACAGGCTTATGCTTTCGAACAAGACTTGCACGTAAGAGCCTCCCACTGGTCATTCAGGATCATCAACAACAAGTTGAGAATCTACCCAACTCCATCAGGTGTTCATCCAGACAAGTTCTGGGTAGAGTTCCGAGTTGCTGAGGATGCCTTTACGGAAGACTCTGATCGCAAGTATGGTGCTGACGGCGTCAATAATATGAATACATTACCATTCCCCAATGTTCCTTATGAGAACATTAACAGCATTGGTAAGCAATGGATCCGTCGCTTTGCTCTATCTTTGGCAAAGGAGACCCTTGGTCAGGTAAGATCTAAGCTCGCTTCAATACCTATTCCAAACAACGACATTACTTTGAATGGTCCAGCTTTGGTATCTGAGGCAAAGGAAGAGCAAACAAACCTAAGAACAGAACTCAAAGAAGCTCTCGATCAAATGGTCTATGCTGCTCTCGCTGAACAGGATCAAAGACTACAGAACAGTGTTGCTGATATCTCACAGAAGATTCCAACTGGCATTTACGTGGGTTAAGATAGATGGCTCAAAATAAATGGACCCAGCCTACTCAGCCACCACCACCGCTATTTGTAGGGAAAGCAGAAAGAAACTTTGTTAAGCAAATCAATGATGAAGTCATTGAACGAATTGTTGGACAACAGGTATTATACTTTCCTATGGATAACAAAAGAACAGATTATCACCCAGTTTATGGGGAAGCAATAAATAAAACATTCTTACCACCAGTAAGAGTATACTCCCTAGTAGAGTATGCAGGACCAACTAGAGTGCAAGAAGAATATGGTTTTGATAACCTGTACAGTATCAACGTCCACTTCCACAAGAGAAGACTAACAGAAGATCAGGACTTGTTTGTCAGACTTGGAGACTTTGTCCAGTATGATCAGATGTTCTTTGAGATTGTTGATACCTTCGAGCCCAGATACCTTTTTGGACAAGACAGCGACTTTGCAGATGGGACTTCAATGGAAGTGACTGCTGTGTGCCGTCAAACTCGAAGTGGTATATTCAACCCTGCCGGCAGTCTCGGCGGACAGAACAAAAGAATGTAGGAATTTGTAAATGCCAAAGAAGACAAAGTTAGATCAAGACTTGAAAGCAGATTACAGTTTGAAGCCCTCTACCCTAGAGGACATCGACGCTGCTGTATTTGAGTTCATAAATGATTCTCTAAATGTCTTCTGCGACACAAATGAAGGCTTCACCAAGGTGCCTGTGATTTTTGCTGGAGCAGAAAGGGCATTTCAAATAAAGAATCAACAAGAGCTACGAAAGAATGGAAGATCACTAGAGTATCCAATCATCTCAATCATTCGCTCTTCGTTGACTAAGAATCCACAGAACAAGGGAAGATACGGTGTGTACATTCCTCCTTACTTTGATTTCTACAAGAAGGGCGGCTCCATACCAATCGCAAGACAGGTTCAGCAAGGAAAGACTAGAGAGCGTGCTAATGCTACTGCTGTCAGAAAATATGGGCAGAACACCTTTCCTTTCGAGAACGAGAAAATTGTTTACGAGACACTCTTCGTACCAAACCCAACTTTTGTCGAGCTTGTTTATCAGGTTAAGATGATTTCTAACTACCAACAACAGATGAACCAAATGTTGGCTCCCTTTTTGTCTGAGTTCTCAACTCCTGCTGTTTTCAACATCACTTATGAAGGAAACACATACGAAGCTTTTGTAGAACCAGACTTTGCTAACGAAAGCAACAATGGCGCACTTGGAACAGACGAAAGAACATTTAAGTCAACTGTGACTATCAAGGTTCTCGGACACATTATTGGTGCCGACAAGAACCAGGAAACACCTAATGTCGCTGTAGTAGAATCTGCTGCTGAAGTAACAATAGGCAGAGAGCGAACAGTCACAGGAGACAAGCCAGAATTTCAGGCACAAAGAAAAGATAAATATAGACGCTGACCATAATAATAGATTGGTGGGTGTTTGGATTTATAGGTTACTATTTATTATTAGCGTTTAGTATGTTTATACTACCTTATAGCGATTAAAACCGAGGAGAAGGATTATCAATGGCTGACAACTCTTCAAGAAAGTTCAAATTCATATCCCCAGGGGTATTCATTAGCGAGATCGACCAATCCCAGCTACCTGACACACCAGGTGCAGTTGGTCCACTAGTTATCGGTAGAGCCAGAAAAGGTCCTGCCGATAAGCCTATTACTGTAGATTCATTTTCTGACTTTGTTCAGACTTTCGGCAATCCAGTTCCTGGTGCCCAAGGCAACGATGTATGGCGTGAGGGCAACTTGACTGCTCCAACCTACGCTGCATATGCTGCACAAGCTTGGCTTCAGAACGGATCTCCGTTGACATTCATCCGTGTATTGGGTGATGAGTCTACCAATGCTTCTGCTGGCGGTAAGGCTGGCTGGGAAGTGAGCGAGTTTGCTACCACAGGCACCGAGGCAGCTAAAAACAATGCTGGTGGTGTTTATGCACTCTGCGTTTGGCCTTCTGGCTCAAACGCTGGAACCGATGTCCTTACAGGTTCAGTAGCTGCTCAGATTTATATGAACAGCGGTCGTGTCCTTCTAAAGGGTGATCGTGTTGACGGTATCGGCACAGCCCAAGCTGGTAGCACAATCTACGAGATTGATGATCTAAACAGCATTACTCTTGTTTTCACAGGTAGTACAGGCGGTCAGTTCTCTGAAGAGGTAACAGTCAGTCTTAACAGAGACCAAGAGAACTTCATTCGTAAGGCTCTTAATACTAACCCAACAATCACAAACGATGCTATCACAGAGCAAGAGACTCAAGACTTCTACCAAAAAGGTATTTACTGGCTTGGTGAAACATTCGAAAACTCTTTGGTAACTAAGGGTGCTAGCTCTATTGGTGTTCTAGATGGCGGCTCAACCACCAAGTACTACGCTGCTATGGTCCCAATGGCTGTTCAGGAAACTGCTGGTCTTGATGCTTCCAATCAACAAAACAACTTCCGTGGTGCTGCTTCAAGAGCTTCCACAGGTTGGTTCATTTCCCAGGACCTTAGTTCCAACAACGCTGCTTATCAAGCAAGAGCTATGCAGAAGCTTTTCCGCCTCGAAGCTCTAAGTGCTGGTGAGTCAACTCAAAGGGAAGTAAAAATATCTATTGCTAACATCAAAGCACCAGAAGGTGATTACCAAGACTACGGTTCATTCTCTGTACTCATCCGTGACCTACAGGATACAGACAACCGCCCAGTAGTCATCGAGCGCTATGATGGTCTAACTTTGAACCCTGCTGCTGATAGCTACATTGCTAAGCGCATCGGTGACAAGTACATGGTCTACGACCAAAACGAACAACGCCTCGTAGAGTATGGCGAGTTCGAAAACAAGTCAAACTTCGTTCGTGTAGTAATGAACGACACAGTCGCTGCTGGTGGCGGTGAGCGTCGCTGGCTACCATTCGGCGTCTTCGGTCCTCTCCAGTACCGCAGCGTTGGTATTGTTAGCGGTTCAAGTGGCTTCTCTGAAGATCTTGCAACCCCACTATCATCTTCTCGTGGTGATATGCTTACAATGCTTCTCGGTGGCTCCGATGCCAACTATGGCAACATTGGTCACGCCACTAACACAATTGACGTTTTGGATGTACCAACTGTTGGTGGCTATGCAGCAAACGCATTCAGTGGCTCCATTGTATTCCCATCCGTACCACTACGTGGTCAAAGCAGTTGGGGCAAACCAAGATCTCTCAACAACACTTACTGGGGTGCTTGGACAGGTAGAGCAGGTGATGACACCTTCTTCTCCCAACAGGTCCACGATTGTTTGAGAGTTCGCTCCGCTGATGTAGCTTCCCTAGGTGAAGACGCCAACCCAGCATCTACAGATCACGATGTTGAAGGCGACACACCAACAAGAGCAACAACATCAGCTTTGTCCATCTCTTGGGTATTCTCCCTAGATGATGTTCAGCAGCCATCAAGCGGTGTTTTCACATACGCTAGCGGCTCACGTAACGCTGGTACAGCTATCAGTGCTCAGGCTGGCAACTCCTACAAGGACGTTCTCAGCGGATCAATCGACCGTTTCACAACTACCCTTCACGGTGGTTTCGACGGCTACGACATCTCTGAGCGTGAACCATTCGCAAACAGAAAGATCGGCTCAACAGAAGAAACTTCATACGAACTCTTCAGCTTGAGAAAGGCAATCAACATTGCTTCCGAACAAGACTTTGTTGAAATGAATGCTGTTACAATCCCAGGCGTCTGGAAGGCTGAAGTAACTGATTCTCTACTTGACATTGCTGAAGAGCGTGGCGATGCGCTTGCATTGATTGACATTGAGTACGGCTACACTCCAGACACTGAAGACACAGGCAGTGCTCAAACAAGAAACGAAGGAAACACACCTACTCAAGCAGCTAACACCTTGGCTGATCGTAGCATCAACAACAGTTACGGTGCTACATACTATCCTTGGGTACGCATCCTAGACACAAACACAAACCAAAACCTTTGGGTACCACCAACAGTACCAGCTTTGGGTGTTCTCTCCTCAACAGATAGATTGAACGCTCCTTGGTTCGCTCCTGCTGGCTTCACCAGAGGTGGCTTGAGTGAAGGTGCTGCTGGTCTACCAGTATTGGATGTTTCTAGAAGACTCACATCAGATGATCGTGACAGACTCTACGAAAACAACATTAACCCAATCGCTAAGTTCCCTGCTGAAGGTATCGTAATCTTCGGTCAAAAGACTCTACAGCAGACAGCTTCTGCTCTAGATCGCATCAACGTCCGCCGCTTGATGATCTTCTTGAAGCGTGAGATTTCATTCATCGCTTCCCGCCTCCTTTTCGGACCAAACGCAAAGGATACTTGGGATCGCTTCTTGGGTCAGGCTGGACCAGTTCTAGAAAGTGTTCGTGCTGAGTTTGGTATTGATGACTTCCGTCTAATCCTAGACGAAACAACAACAACTCCAGACCTCATTGATCGAAACATTATTTATGCTAAGTTGCTTGTCAAGCCAACTCGCTCCGTAGAGTACTTCGCAATCGACTTCGTGGTTACAAACAGTGGGGCAGCTTTTGAAGACTAGTTCAAAGGCAACAAAATATAATATCAAGGAGTAACATAAATAATGTCAAGCTTATTTTGGAACGACGTAAGAACTGAGCCAAAGCGCAGATTTAGGTTTGAACTTAAGTTTAGTAGCCGCACCCTAGGGCAAGGCGCTATTCCAGTATGGACAATCAAAACAGCCAGCAAGCCAAAGGCTAACGTCAGTACCATTGAACACCAGTACATCGACCACACATTCAAGTATCCAGGTCGCGTCACTTGGGATCCAATCTCCATTACTTTGGTAGACCCAGTTGACCCAGACTTGTCCTACGCTTTCTTGGACGTTCTCGGTGCTGCTGGTTACAAGTTCCCAACCACAGCTTCACGCTCCAAACTCAGCTTGAGCAAAAAGCTTTTCGCTGAGCAGATCGGTTCTGTCTTCATCGACCAGATCGACGAAGCTGGCGAAATCATTGAGCGCTGGGAACTCATCAACCCATTCATTACTTCTGTTGACTTCGGTGGAAGCTTGGATTATACTTCTGACGATATGAACGAAGTAACCGTAGAAGTCACATACGACTGGGCTCGACTTACTCAGACTAAGGCTAACGGCAGAGATCAGACATCTGCTGCTGACTAAACGGAAGAAATAATATCGGTTACAATATAAAAAACGAAAGGTTATAAATGAGTCGCAACGAAAATAGAACAGGATTTCCTGAAGATTTTACTCCCCAAGACGATACACCAACACCTGCTGTTGCTACAACGGTAGGCGCTGGTGTACCTGCTGCCCAGCCAACATTCTCTTGGTCAGTACCAACTGAGTTTGTAACACTGCCAAGTGGTGGACGATTCTACCCACAAGGGCATCCACTTCATAATAAGACCTCTGTAGAGATCAAGTATATGACTGCAAAGGAAGAAGACATTCTAACTTCCCGTGCATTACTAAAAGAGGGTGTTGCCCTCGACAGAATGCTACAGAGTTTGGTTGTTGAAGAAGGTGTTCGCATTGACACCCTTTTGATCGGTGACAAGAACGCTCTTTTGGTGGCAGCAAGAAGAACAGGGTACGGACCAGGCTATCAGACATCAGTCACTTGCCCAGCGTGTGGCACCACAGATGAGTTTGAGTTCGATATCTCAGAGCCTTCAGTCACTGAGTATGAGCGTAACATTGAAGAGAACGCTGCTGTCCTCACAGATGAAGGGAACCTATTAATAACTTTACCAATGACAAATGCAGTCGTTGAGTGTAAGATGTTGACAGGTGCCGATGAACTAAGACTCTACAAAGAGTCAGAGCGCAAGGCAAAAAGAAAACAAGCTACAGGAACAATGACAGATATGTTCAGAAGCTACATTGTTAGCGTCAACGGACAAGAATCTCCATTGGTCATTGAGTCATTCATTCAAGCACTACCAGCAAGAGATGGTCGTATCCTTCGGAACACCTACTCAGCTTGTGTGCCAAACATTGATATGACACAGGTGTTTGACTGCACTAACTGCGGTCATTCGGCGGACATGGAGGTTCCGCTGAATACTGACTTTTTTTGGCCTGGATGATCAATACATAGAGAGCGTTTACGAGCAGCTATTCCAACTGAAGTATTATGGCGGTTGGAGTTTCTTTGAGTCGTACAACCTCCCTATCAGCGTTCGAGTATGGTTCCTAAACCGCTTGGCGGAACAAAAGAACCAAGAGCAAGAAGCCCAATCAAAAGCATTATCAAGTTCAAAGGGCAGGGGAAGAAAGTATACTCCGTAAAGAAATAGTTTATCAAACTACTTAATAAGCGTAGTACTAAGGGGGCTTTCCTGTGCAAATCGATTTTGAAAATGATGTTTTAGATCTCACACAGTTTCGAGGCAAACAACTTAACGAGAATATTCTCCACGTCTTTGCGGCTTGGATCGAGTATCTCTTGTCTAAGATGTTCAAGGGAAGGCGAGTTCCTGTACGTGTTAAAGGGAACAGAATAGAAGTAGAAAGATTTACTGACGCCTTGGTAAACGAGAAAAGATATCTTGACTTCATTAAGAAGTACGGTCTAGACGACCCTATGACCTATAAGCAAAAAGCCAAGCTTCAGGTCGCCATCAACAGATTCGAAAGAGAAGCTGGTATCAACTGGCCCATCAAGGGGTAGGGCTAGGTCGTGGCTGACAATCTTAAACAACAGTTAGAACAACTCAAGCAACTAACGGCTCAGTATAAGGATGCAGCCAAAGCTCTTGAGGACCTGAAGGCTCAACAGAGTCCTGATCCTGCTGAACTTGCTCGCCGCCAACAGGCGTACAATACTATGAAAAGGTCCTTGGCGGACGTAACAGAAGAAATAAACAAAAGCAAAGAAGCAGTAGATCAGTACAATCAGAACCTAGACAAGACTGCCAGCACACTTGGACAACTTGTTCCAGGACTTGATAAAGCAACCTCAGCGTTTAAGAAGAACGCTGAAGGAGTGATGGATGGAAAAGAAGCTGCTGACTCGTTTATTGCAGGTATGATTTCGATGGCAGCGACCATTGAAGAGACTAATGTAGCACTTGCAAAACAAACAGGCTTTGCCACAGCTTTGCAGCAAGATGTTATTGACCTTGCATCAAGTCATGACGGCTTGTATCTTTCTGTGTCTGAAAGTAGGGAGGTTGTCGGAGCACTTTCAACAGGCTTTAAGATGTATAACGCCCAAAACAAGCAGACTCGCAGAGAAGTTAATGATCTAGCTGGACGCTTCCAGGTACTAGGTGTCGATGCTTCTGCAACCGCCGCAGTTATTGATCAACTTAATGAAGGGTTTGGGCTAACCACAGCAGGAGCGATAGCTGCTGCCGCCGAGCTAGAAAACTTGGCTATCAGAACTGGGATGCCACTATCTTCAGTTGTTAGTGACTTCCAGGACCTTGCGCCCCAGATGGCTAGGTTCGGAAGCGATGGCACTAGAGTCTTTTCAAGGCTCAGCGAACAAGCGAGAACCCTGGGTCTGACAACACGCCAGGCTTTTGACCTTTCGGAATTGTTTGATACTTTCGAGAGTTCCGCCGATGTTGCTGGCAAATTGAACGCACAGTTGGGCTTGCAACTAAACTCTGTCGAACTTATGGCAGCCTCTTCTGAAGATAGGCTTAAGATCTTGCGTGCAGAGTTTGATATGGAAGGTATGCGTTTTGATCAGATGTCTCGCCGCCAAAGGCAAATGGTTGCTGAGATATTACAGACGGATGTGATGACCGCTGAGCGCCTTTTAGGCGACCCAATGGAATTGAGAAAGTTTCAAAAGGAACAAGAAAATAATGCAGAAAGAGTGAAAGCCTTTACAACCGCTATGGATAAGTTCAGGGCAGTATCAGAGCAGTTGTTTATTAACCTTGAACCATTACTAACAGGAGTGATGTCACTTTTTAGTGGTATTGCAGAGTTTTTCAATGATGTGATGTCCTTACCTTTCTTTGGAGCAGTCATCAGCTTTGGTGGTGCAGCTTTAGCAGTCTTAATTAAACTCAAGGGCGCTGCTACTGTTCTGGGAACCACCCTTACATCTTTGGCAACAAAGCTTGCCCCAGTCCTTTCTATTGTTTTGGCTATCAAGGATATACTAGGGGCTTTTGGGTATGGTACTGGTGGCGACCCTAAAGCACAAAAGTCATCTGTATTTAAGTTAATTGGCGGTCTTGTCGGTGCCGGGATTGGACTTGCCCTTAGCGGCGGTAATCCTCTTGGTGCTGCGGCTGGTTACGCACTAGGAAGAACTGCTGTTGGTGCTATAGCTGTTGACGATGCAATATCTGGTCCTGGCGGGATTGCTTACGCAGTACGTCCAGTAACATCATCCGTTCAGGCAGGGCCAGTTGTTTCTCAGGCAGGAAGACCAACCATGGTCGGCGGTCCAAGGGATACTGTTCAAGTAAGCCGATCTGGTGGCGCTCTTGATGAGATGGGGACAAAACTTGATAACTTATCCAAGGCTGTTATGGAACTAGCAAAGAGACCTGTTCAGGCAACTATGGAAATGAACGGGAACAAGGTCGGAGAACTTGTCCTAAACCAAATGGATCCGGTTGCAACCGTTTAGTGGAGAACTAAGATATGGTAAAGAATGATTTTTATTCACAAGGTTCCAGAAATCAGTTCAAGCGCCGTGGCGAGGACCTAACCATAACACACGTCCCAACAGGGGAAGGAGTTAAGTTCCCTGCATTCTTGGACTTGTTTAGTGATAGTTTTAGCTCCCAGTGGAATGCAGAAGACGTATATGGACGTATGGATCCAATCGCAACATTTGTGAATACCCGCCGATCCATATCCGTAGCTTGGCACGTTCCTGCTGATTCTTTTGAGCACGCAGAAATAAATGTGGCAAAAGTAAATAAACTTATGAGTTTCCTATATCCTCTGTATGATGCGAGTGGTAATGGCGGAGCGACTGTAATTAATCAAGGTCCATTGGTAAGAGTCAGTTTTGGTAATCTTATAAAAAGTTCTTCTGGAACAGGTCTGCTTGGTTATGTCAATGGTTTTACTTTTGACCCGGCACTAGAGTTTGGAATGTTTAGTAGGCGCAAGGTACTAAGAGAAGGAACTAGAGACCCACAAATCAACGAGTATTACCCTAAGACTTTTAGGTTAAACTTTGAGCTTGTGGTTCTTCACGAGCACGAGCTTGGCTACAAGAAGCAGGGCAAGAGTACATATGTTTATAATGGAAGCGCTCGTGGCGTCAATAAACAAACATTCCCATACAGGTCAGGGCAAGCTGATCCAGATCGTGTTGCCAAACGAGCCGCACCAAAGCCATCTGTAAAGAAGCCCAAGGTAAAGAATAAACAACCTCAAGGAACCAAATCAACAGATGAAAAACTTCCAAAACTGGTTCCTCCTGGACCAGCTAAGCCGCCGCTTGTCCCCCTTCAGCCAAAACTTGTTCCCTTGTACCAGCAATATCGCCGAGACCCTAACTCAGTTAGTGCGGCAACAAATGGTGCTGGCTTCGCTATAAATGGACCATTTCGAGTAAGAAGCGAAAGGTAGGATAAATAATGGCATACTCAAGGTACGGAAAAACAAATATTTTTCTAAACAATGACAAAAACTACAAGAATGTCTTCTTTAGGCGTAGGGGTATAGAAGAGACTTATCAATACGAGTTTCCTAGATTATCATACCCTACAAATGAGTTCATAGCGAATCTTACAAACACTCCAGAAGTGTGGAGAGCGACAGATAAGCTCTACAATATATCGAACGAAGCATACGGATCACCAGAGTATTGGTGGGTTATTGCTTGGTATAACAAAAAAGCTTCAGAGGCTGAGTTCAAAGTTGGAGAGATTTACTATATTCCACAGCCACTTGCTGATGTGTTAGGGTTCTTCTAATGCCAAGAAAAGGCCTTTGGCAAACACTTACGGACGCCCTTCGGGGTCCTCAACCTGGTCAGCGAGAGGGCGAGACGGCTCTTGGTGCTGCTTACCGCCAACAAGCAGAGGTTGACATAAGAACGACCAGAGCCGTCGCCCAAGCCCTTGGAGTCGAAATATCGAACCAGCCGAAGGCTATCAATCTTACAGGGCAAGAGATCTTATTAAAAAACCTAAAGAGCATACACACATCTGTTTCCCCAATATTTAAACAAGGAAGTCTCAACTTATCTCCAGAAGATAAAGAAGCAGCGATTCAGAGGAACAAGTATGTTCTACCTTGCGTAGATATGTCTCCAGAGAGCATTATCTCAAGGCTAACCGACCCAACCAGTATGAAGCCTTTTCACAATGCAACTCCTGCACAGTTGTCTTCGCTTCAGCCAACACTGAGATTTTTCATCGTAAGTAATGAGACCACAGGGGCAGGTAACAAGAGGAAACAAGAAGAAGTATACTTCAGCGATTACACCAAGGTTGACCGCATCGTAAAACTAGCAAACGCCCGAGCATCAAACTCAGTTGACAAAACTCTTAGGAGAGGTGGCTCAGAGGCAGGTATCAAATCTTTTAGTTGGAAATATCACAATAAACACGAAGGTGATAAGATTATTCAAGCTGACCTAGAGCTATACTTCGGCACTCTGTCAGAACTTGTTAATCTAAACTATCTGACTTTTTTGTTTACGAATGGTAGAAAATCGTCAGTCGCACCCTCTATAAACAAGAACAACTATAGCAAGGATCAGAAACTACGTGAACTAAACATTGAGAATAACAAGCTTTTGAATACTCTGTTGCCCAAGACATCAGGTCAAAATGACACTAACGACAAGCTTAGCAATGACTTTCGTCAATTAAAGGTTGTTGTCGGCTGGGCAGTTCCACAGGGAAGTCCTGCAAACCTAGCTAGGCTTTACGGACCAAACTGGAAGAGGTTCTTACAAGCAGTTAAGGCAACTCAAAGAGTGATTCTTCTTAATCTTACAAACTATGATGTAAATTTCTCTCAAGAGGGTCCAGCCACTCTGAAACTAGAGTATGTAGGATCTTCAGATAATTTCCTAGGATCCCCGCAATCTGATATTCTTGGTCAAAACAACTTCACAAAGGGAAACCTAAACCAACAACAGGTATTTGCTTCAATAACGGGGGTAGATGTTAAAAAGCTCTTTGACAAAGGGTACTTAAAACATCAGATAGATAACTTTGCTGTTGAGGATCAAGAAATAGTACCTGTTCGACTAGACAGGCTTAATAGAGAACACCAATACCTGACGGGTCTAAAGGAATATCTTAAACTACAAACTGAAGGATCAAAGCCGAAAAAAGATCAACTTAAACGCCTAGAAACCTTAGAGGAACAAATGAATCTTCTTGAGACTGTATATGAGAGGGCTATTAAAGCTCTGCGTGCCAAAAGGTATGCCTCGTTAGTAAATAATCTTATTGGTGGTACGGGCAACGCAAGCAGAGTTTATATGTCTAGCGTAGCAAGAGATTCGGCTGGCAATATTGTCTTCACGCCGGGAGAAAAAACAACCTCTGGTCAGTCTGGTGCCGATTTCGAGGCAAGACTAAAGAAACTAACAAAGTTATCAGAGGAAGAACGCAAAGAATTTCTTAAGAGCAACTCTTTGTCTCCTGAATATACTTTTAAGCGTGGTGCTGTGACTATTGAGGATGATCAAGGCAACAACAGCCAGTTCTTGTCTGTTCCTTTTGTTTTTCTGGGTGATATCATATTGGCTGCTATGGAGAATGCAGACATGCGTGATGATATCAAGTTCATATTAGGGACCTATTGCCCAAGGAAACTCGGTGTCCCAGGCTTTGAAAACGACAATACAAACTATCCACTTTATGATATTCCAATCGCTTTGGATTACTTGTCTCAGTTTATTTATGATAACATTATTTCCAAAGAGATTGATGAGTATCCTTTCCGACAGTTTATTGATAGTTTGCTATCTACTGTCTCCAGGCTTTTGAACAATCTTTCATCTTTTCGTTTCCGCATAAGTTTCGATTACACTCTTTATATGACGGATAACGAGATAAAGACAGAGGGCGAAGAAAAGTCAAAACAAGGAAAAACTGGCAAGGGCAAAGATTTCTTGATGACCAAAGATCGCCTAAACACCCTGAGGCCAGACCTAAAAAATGAGATCCTCACCAATAATCGAAAAATAAACAGCTACTATATTATTTTTGCCAGACAAACAAACGATGAGTACAGGGGCAACAGAGAGGAAGATGAAAAGAGAGGCATTTATCACTATACTCTAGGTGCGGACAGGGGAATAGCTAAAAACTTTAACTTTGCAAAGCAAGATGTTCCGCAGTTTAAGGCTTTGAACATTGAAGCTATTTACTCTGGACCTAATGCTGCAAACTTTGCTCAAGCCCTAATCTTACCTCAAAATGTTTCTATTGAAATGTTTGGCAACTCTATACATAAAAATGGAGACTTGATCTATGTTGACAGTCGAGCAGCCTTGGGTGAGTTTGCAAACCAGATACTTGCTCTTGGCGGATACTATAGAGTGGTTAGATCATCTAATACTATTTCTAGCAGAGGGTTTACAACAACAGTCGATGCAGTGTTCCAGCATAGGACAAATAGCAAGTTAAGCACTTTAGGGAGCTAAATGGCAGATCAGATTAAACCATCTCCAGCCGAGAATCCTGAACTATACTCTTACGGGACGAATGATCTCGGAGCGACAAGTATACATTTAGAGAGAATAGTTTACAGGGAAAGCATCTTCCCAGAGAACCTGATTGTCAACTCAGTTAGTACTTGGTCTACTGATCGTTTTTATGGCATTGTGGACAATAAGGGTAACACTGTGATCCCCGACCAGAAGTACTTGAAGCCTCTGTATTTCACAGACAGACAGACCCAGTTTGCGCTAAACTTCGTTGCTGATGCTTGGTATGATTTATCAACTAGGCTGCGAGAACTAGCTGATCAAAACATAATATTTAGGAATAGCCCCTGGACAAAGCCAACTGTTACCAAGGCTTGGAATCCTGTAACTCTTGAATATGATGATTATATGCGAGAGGTTGTCTACCGATACTTCATTGAAAACTTTCTTCCTTTAGGGAACAAAGAAAGAAGAATAAGAGACATCAACAGCTTTATGTCTGTGTTCGATGAGTATATTGACGTAGCGGTATCATTAGTGGGACCAACAACTTTTAGTGGGTATATCGAGGGAGTCAGTGTCTCGCCACTAATGTCAGGTTTGATGTTAGAGATCTCAGAAGAGCGCTATTCAGACGACTTCACAAAATCATATGAGTTCCTAGA